AAAACAATTTGTAAAATAATTAAAAAAATGGCCACAGGTCTTATAATTGGAATTGCACTGTTTGGTTGCATCCTTTTTGTAGTAGAATTTAATAAAAAATAAATTTTTAGATTAATATATTTGGCTTTTTAAAAAAACCTTCTTATATTTGAGAAAAAGGGATAAATATAAAGGTTATAATATGTTTTATATAGTAGAGACACAGGATCAATTATCACAACTTCTACCACAAGAAAGTTGTTATGTTAGTATAATTCCACTATCATCAAACTACCACCCTATACTAACAGAAGTATCATTAATTTATTATAAACCAAAACATGGTAAAGGGTTAATATTAACTATAAATCATAGTGAAGGATTTTATCTAAGTTTAGAAAAAGTAAAAGAATTTTTCCTAAAACACGAATTAATCTATGTTTTAGATAAAAAAACAACTGCCCATTTAATAGGAGAAGAATTTTTAGGTGAACATGTTTTAGATATAAATTTGCTTTCATTATCCACTACCCCAATCACTCCATATATACAAGATTGTAATACCAATATACACACTCATTTCGAACGGCTTTATGAAGATAAACCTTATTTAAATTCGATTATCCCAATTTCTAAACACTACGAGACTCAAGAAAAGATATATGAAAAGATAGTAGGATTTTTAAGTTTAAATTGCTATAACAGCTATTATAACCATGAGTATATTAGGGTGTTCTATGATATCGAAAAACAAGGTATCGCGTTGAATATGCCTGTTTTTAGCGAGAATTTCAAGCCTAAAAATGCCAAATTTAATATAAAAGATGATAAAATTTATACTCAATATAACTTGTATAATTTTACCTCAAGACCTACAAACTCGTTTAATGGAATTAACTTTGCAGCCTTAAGTAAAAACAACGGACAAAGAGCCGCTTTTGTACCTCAAAACGATGTTTTATTTGAATTTGATTACGATTCGTACCATCCACGTATTTTAGCAAAATTGATTGGATATGAATTTAATGAGACCTCTGTTCACACTCATTTAGGAAAAATGTATTTTAAAACGGAGGAATTAACCCCCGAACAATATCAAGCCTCTAAAGAATTAACATTCAAACAACTATATGGAGGAGTATTTGAGCAATACAAAGATATACCGTTTTTTGCTAAGGTAAAACAATATACAGATAAAATATATCAAGATTTTAATTCCCTGGGATATATACATTTAGTAGGAGGGAGAAAATTGTTTCATATTGAGAACCCAACACCTCAAAAACTATTAAATTACATTATACAATCAGGGGAGACTTTTTATAACGTAATATCTATAAGAAATGTGTTGAGGTACTTGGAAGGTAAACAAAGTAATATTATATTATACACGTATGATTCGATTTTAGTGGATTATAGCAGAGAAGATGGGAAGGAGGTATTAAAAGAAATTAAAAATTTACTAGAAAATGAATTCGGATTTAAAATAAATGCGAGTTATGGAACAGATTACAATAATTTAAATAAATTATAAATAAAAGTTATGATTAACACACAGGTTATAGACCCTTCATATATTTATTTCCAGTATGACATAGATGTCACCTACCCAGATTTAAAAGACATGAACAAATTATTTTGTACATTTTCAAGTAAAAACGACTTGGAAAGTACTTTATCCAATATACAAACCCAATACAAAATTTTATTTAATAAGATATTTGTTCTATACGTTGCCTCTACAGAGGAATACGTTTGCACCTATAACATAGATCATAACAACATGACTAATGGTTTATTAGGTAATACAATTTTACTACATAGAAAAAAGGAATCAAATACCCTTTACACTATTAATGCTTTAAATGATTTAATCAAATCATTAAATGGTGGAGTATTAGATACTTCATTTACAATTAATTGGATTGATTATAAAAATTGCATATTATTAACACACGCAGGTGAGTTAAGAAGATTAGATACAAAAATTTACAAGATAATTACTTTGTAAAAATATTTGGTTGCCTGAATTATTTTTATTATATTTACGGTCACATAAATTAGTTTTAACATTTAAATTTAAAAAGTTATGAATTTAGACTTGATTCAAAACAAGTTGAATGCCCTATCCGCACCAAAAGGAGGTGGCATGAAAAACAATGAAAGAGCATTAAGCTTTTGGAAACCAACAGTTGGAAAAGCCTTAGTAAGGTTTGTTCCTTCAAAGTACAACCCCGAAAATCCATTTAGAGAATTATATTTCCATTATGGAATCGGAAAAAGAACAATTATTTCACCTTCAAACTTTGGTGAAAAAGACCCAATTATCGAATTTTCTAAAGAACTTCGTAAAACTAAAGAACCTGAAAACTGGAAATTAGCTAAAAAACTTGAACCAAAAATGAGAGTTTTTGCCCCTGTTATTGTTAGAGGTGAAGAAGACAAAGGAGTACGTTTATGGGAATTTGGTAAGGAAATTTATCAATCATTACTATCATTAGCTGCTGATGAAGATATCGGAGATTTTACCGATATTATGGAAGGTAGAGATATGAAAATTGAAACAGTAGGACCTGAAACTACAGGAACCGAGTACAATAAATCTCGTATTATGCCTGCTTTAAAAACTACACCATTATGTAATGATAATGATGAGTTAAACAAATGGTTAGAAACACAACCAGACCCAACTTCATTTTCTAAAAAATACACTTTTGAAGAAATTAAACAATTTTTAGCTGAATGGTTAAACCCAGAAGAAGAAGCTAAAGAAGAAGGTGGTATAATGGATGGTCCTGCTATGGATTTTGAACCATCACCACCATCAGCATCTAAATTTGAATTAGATACTAAAAAACCAGTTGCGAATAAAGCATTCCCAGCTAAAAAAGAAATCCCAACCGCTGATGAGTTTGATGACTTATTTGGTGATAATTAATTAATTTATGGCCGGTAAAAAAACAGAAAGCCTTTCCGGTAATATCGGAAAGGCAGTTACTGGGACTTTCTCACTTGATAAGTTCAAAAAAGGTAAAAATCTAGGACAAAGTTCATCTAATTTTAAACCACAAGCGTGGATTAAATTTACTGAACCCGTTTCTGAAATGTTAGAAATGCCTGGTATTCCTAAAGGACATATTACTTTAGTTAGAGGTCACAGTAATACAGGTAAAACTACATTATTAATTGAAGCTGCAATTGAAGCACAAAAAACTAATGTACTACCTATTATAATCATCACTGAGATGAAACATAGTTGGGAACACTGGTCTGCAATGGGATTTGATTTAGGTGAAACTATTGATGAAAATGGTAATAAAGACTATAAAGGTTTCTTTATTTACGCAGATAGAGAATCTTTACAATGCATCGAAGATGTAGCAGCATTTATGGCTGATTTATTAGACGAGCAAAAGAAAGGTAATTTACCTTATGATTTGTTATTTTTGTGGGATTCAATTGGATCTATTCCATGTAAAATGAGTATTGAGAAAAACTCTAACTCACCAATGTGGAATGCAGGTGCTATGTCCCAACAATTTGCTAATTTTATCAATCAAAGATTAATTATGTCTCGCAAAGAATCACAATCCTATACTAACACAATGCTCTGTGTAAACAAAGTATGGGTTGAACCAGCACTTATGCCAATGGCTCAGCCAAAACTCAGGAATAAAGGCGGCGACAGTATGTTTTTCGATGCCTCATTCATTATTACCTTTGGTAACGTAACTAGTCCTGGTACTCAAAAAGTAAAAGCTACTAAAAACGGTAAGGAAATTGAATTTGCACTTAAAACAAAAGTATCTTGTGATAAAAATCACGTAACAGGTGTAACAGCCAAAGGTACTATTGTAAGTACTGCTCACGGGTTTATTAAAAATTCACCTAATGAGATAAACAAATATAAAAAAGAACACTCTAAAAACTGGGCTAGTATCTTAGGAAGCGATGATTTTGATATCGTTGAAGAAGAAAACCTTGACTTTTTAGGAGTGGATACATCCGAAATTTAATTATGGATTATAAAGATCTTTTAAACAATATAAAAGAAGATTCACAAAGTGAGGCCCTACATTTAAATAGTAGGGTCTTGTTAGTGGATAGTATGAATACTTTCCTAAGGTCATTCGCTGTTATAAACAGTACAAACACACAAGGAACACACGTTGGAGGTATGATTGGGTTTTTAAGATCATTAGCTTATGTAGTTAATTTAGTACAACCTACTAGAGTAATTTGTATTTTTGATGGTGAAGGGAATACTACAAATAGAAAACATTTGTATGCTGATTATAAAGGTAATCGTAAAATAAAAAGAATTACAAATTGGTCTTCATTTGATGATTTAGCTGATGAATCTGCTTCATTATCTCAACAAATGTTAAGATTAATCGATTATTTAAAAACATTACCCATTAGCATTATAACTAGAGATAAATTAGAAGCAGATGACTTAATTGGTTATCTAGCCCCTAGATTTGATTCCTCTATCATAATGTCAGCCGATCAGGATTTTTTACAATTGTGTAGTGATACTGTACAAGTATATTCTCCTATTAAAAAGAAATTTTATGGTCCTAAAGAAGTATTTGATGAATATGGGTTATGGCCTCAAAATTTTATTAATTATAAAGTACTAATGGGTGATAGTTCTGATAATTTACCTGGAGTTAAAGGATTAGGTCCTAAAAAGTTATACAAATTATTTCCTGAAATTACAGGAGATAAAAAAGTAACTTTAAAGGAAATTATTACAAAAAGTCTAGAAAGTCATGAAGAAAACGGAATTTATGGTAATGTGTGGAATTTTAGACAACAACTGATGATTAATGAGCAATTAATGTCTTTAGAAGAACCAAACATTCCTGAACCTGATGAAATTGTATTAGAAAACCTAATAAATGAAGAACCTTATAACTTAAACCAATCAAGATTCTTACAGTTACACAAATCAGATTTACTAGAAAGACAAATATCTCCCAACATAGAATTTTGGATCCAGAATAATTTTTCGTATCTTACAAATTACAAACACACAAAATAAAAGTTATATAAATGGTTGCATTTGCGTCCCTTAAGGATTACGGTCCTAATTTTCAGATAAAAGTAATTAGTTCTTTACTAAAAAATAAAGCATTTTTACTTAATGTCAGAGACATTATTGATGATAGCCATTTCGAACACCCTGGTCATAAATGGGTTTTAACCGAAACTTTAAATTATTTTGATAAATATCATACAACACCTACCTTAGATACTTTAAAGATTGAAGTTAAAAAGATAGACAATGATATTTTACAAACAGCTGTAAAAGAACAGTTAAAGTTAGTTTACACTACCCAATATGATGATCAAGAGTATGTTGAAGAGGAATTTGCTAACTTTTGTAAAAACCAATTACTAAAAAACGCTCTAATAGATTCAGTAGATTTATTAAAAAGTGGTCACTACGATGATATTAGATTACTAATAGATAATGCTTTAAAAGCAGGTGCTGATAAAAATCTAGGTCATGAGTACAAAAAAGATATTGAATCTCGTTATAGAGAATCAAGTAGAAAAGTAGTACCTACACCTTGGGCTGTATTAAATACATTATTACAAGGTGGTTTAGGTGGAGGTGATTATGGTTTAATTTATGGTGGTCCTGGTGGTGGTAAATCATGGGATTTAGTAGCATTAGGTGCATTTGCTGGTTCATTAGGTTATAAAGTTATTCATTACACTTTAGAATTAGGTGAAGATTATGTTGGTAAAAGATATGATGCTTATTACACAGGTATTTCTGTAAGTGACATTCACAATTACCAAGATAAAATTAAAGAAATATTAGAGGAATATGATGATAATATCATTATTAAAGAATATCCTGCTAAAGGAGCATCTTTAACCACAATCAAATCACATATTCAGAAAACAATGGATTTAGGTTTTTCACCTGATTTAATTTTA